AGATCCACCGAATACCCCAGCAACACCGAGCATGTGGAACGGATGCATAAGGATATTGTGTTCTGCTTGGAATACAAGCATGAAGTTAAAAGTACCAGAGATACCAAGAGGCATACCATCAGAGAAGGAACCTTGACCGAAAGGATAGACTAAGAAGACTGCCATGGCGGCAGACAGAGGTGCTGCATAAGCAACACAGATCCAGGGACGCATACCCAGGCGGTAGGACAGTTCCCACTGACGACCCAGATAAGCAGAGATGCCAATCAGGAAGTGGAAGACAACCAACTGATAAGGACCACCGTTGTACAGCCACTCATCAAGAGAGGCAGCTTCCCAGATGGGATAGAAGTGAAGTCCGATTGCGTTTGAAGAAGGAACAACAGCACCAGAAATGATGTTGTTGCCATAGATGAGGGAACCAGCAACTGGTTCACGGATGCCGTCGATGTCCACAGGAGGAGCAGCGATGAAAGCAACGATGAAGCAAGTTGTTGCTGCGAGAAGACAAGGAATCATCAGAACACCGAACCAACCGACATAGAGACGGTTATCAGTGCTGGTGACCCAATCGCAGAAGTTTTCCCAAGCGGATGCGCCACGTTGACGCGAAAGAGTAATGTTAGCCATTGTATTTAAAAAGGGTTTATAGGAGTTCGGGGGAGCGAACCAGGTAAGTATTATTTCCACGACACCCTCAGCCGTGGATATTAGGGCGTTTAGAGTCGAACCCGATTGGACTTATACAACTATTTAAGGAACGTTACGTTTCTTAACGTCGTTGAGATATTTAGTATACTACGGTTTCCACTACCTGTCAACCCTACTTGGGTTCCCTTTTTGCTTTCTCTACCTTCTTATCAATCGCTGGGTACGCTGTCTTGGGAGTCGCTCTGGCACTAACAGGATCAAGTCTGTTGAACCTACTAGCCACCTTCTGACCCGTCACAAGGTCTGGATGGTAACCATTGATTTGTTTCTGTGGTGGGTCATTTGGATAATCCTTCTTGGCAGGTTTACCTTCATAGTCACCACCCTTCAGTTTCTTGGTAATTTTCTTGACGACTTCTGCCTTAGGTTCTTTAGGTTCCTCAACAGGTTGTTGTTCCTCAGTCTGAGTATTACGGAAAGGACTTTGATATGAGGAATCAAGTTTTCTCATAGCAGCATCATGAGCCAGAGTATTCAAATGCTCCTGCAACTTACGCTCTTGCATATTCTTTGCTTTCTGATTCTCATTGACCACCATGTTGAAAGCAAGGTCACCATGACCAGCTCTGTCATACACGACGTTCATTCTTTCAGTACTCTCATAACCACCCCAGTACTTGTCCTTGGTTCTCCAAGTTTGACCTGCTGCGTTCTTTGACCTGACCATATCATCAGACTGCTTTGATGCAGTAACACTAGGCATGTTCTGAGCACTGAACTTACCCTTGAAGTTCATCTTCATGGGTTTTGGTGTTGCTGCCTCAGGGAGAACATATGGTTTTTTGACTTCACGTAGAATTTGTTTACGTCTCTCAGGTGCTACGGATTCTTTTTTAATTTGCCATCCAGGATTGAGTATGTTTGCTGCCGTAGGATTTAATTTTGCCAACTTTTCAAAAGGAATACTGACAAGTCCTTTTTTAGGAGATGCACCACCCAATCTTTTTGCTGCATCAATCGCCCATGCAAATCCAGGCATAGGAGCTCCAATACCTAGAACATTAATTCTACTATCACCAGCATATGGTCCTATTCTATCGTAAATTGCTCTACGAACTGCATTCATTCCCCCTCCAGGGAATTCTTGTTCATTAGTTTTAAAGTCATAATTGAAAGGAATATTAACCATCCCTGTCTTGGAATCATATGATGCTGGACTACTGGTGGCAATTACATTATCTGGACCAGAAAAAACCAACTTATCATCGCCAGGTCTGGGAACAAGATTAGCATTCTTTACATAATCATCAACATATTTTTGTCCTAGATAATTGTTATCAATTACTTTTGGTCCCCTATCTGTAAGATAGTCACCAAATACTTTTCCAGCTATACCAATATTATTACGTGGAAGGGCATCAATAGCTTTACCTATTAAATCTTTTGCCCAACCTTTTGCATCATTATATACTTCCTGAGGAGATTTTTCAGGTTCAGTAATTGGTTCTCCATCATCTCCTATGGGGTTACCTTCTGCATCCCACTTTGAGCTATCACCATCTATACCAGGATCATATCCAGGATCACCTGGTTTTCTTCTCTTTCTTGGTCTACCATCTTCTCCCCAAGGATATCCAGATTCATTTGGACCACCCTTCTTTGGAGGATTCTGAGGATTACCTTCAGTAGGTGGAGGACTTTGGTCTGGTGGACCACCAAAAGGAGGAGGACCACCAGGAGGTCCACCACCTGCACCAGGTCCGCTACCTACGTTGCCTGGACCTCCTGGTGGAGGAGGTCCACCTGGTCCATTACCACCAACAGCACCTGGTGGTTGATCATCACCACCACATCCAACACAGCACCCAACACCACCAGAAAGAAAGTATGCAACATTCTGGGTGTAGGCACCTATCTTGAGTTTATTATGAAACCATTGAAGCATTTCCCAGGTAAAGTTACCATTTACCGCAGTGAAACTAGTCTCTAGACCATCCCAAACTCTTGCTGAATTACCTTGCTCATATCCATCAGCACGAATTTTATTACCATTGTTATCATTTCCCCAAGTTCCCTCAATATATCCAAGAAGAACAAACTCTCTTGTATCTTTTTGAATATAACCAACCCTTGTTATATTGTCATAACCATGATCATGAAGATAAGAATCAACAATGGGACCTAAGATAAAACTTCTACTGTTAGGTGGTAATTCTGATTTTACAAATCCACTATTAGGATCAATTATAGTGTCAGTATTTCTAGGATTTTCAACCTGTGTTGCGTAACTAAAGTCAGCATCATAAAAAACATCCCAATCTTTTGCGGGTGATGTACCTGGTCCTTCATCCCAGTATCCAGCAGGTCTAACATATTTGGTTTCTCCAGGAGTTCCAGGAATACCATCTGGCCAATTACCATCAGCATCTGGATAAAAAACTCTCGCTGGATCAGGACTACTCAGTCTTTGTCCAGGTTCATTCAGAGAATATAATCCTGATATGCTATTAGTAGGGCTTGACTCATCCAACTTTTGGATCCTATCGTCAACCTCTGTAGACTTGAGTTGCTTTATTGCTTTGCTGAATATGTTCTTTTTCACCTGGAACTAGGATTAATGAGTCGTAAAAATATTTATGTATTCTACACCAATCGGGTTTAAATCGAAGCAAGAATTAAGAAATCCTAAGTTGGTTACTCTTGAATGAGTTGCACTCTCCGACGTGGTAGATACATCATGAATGACGCTTGGATTCATCCAAACAAATCTATTTGGTTTTGCAAAGATACCATTTCTATATTCTGATTCTACTGCTTCTGTAAGTTTTAACTTACCTCCCCAACTTTCATCCCAATGTGGATGAATGTATAGAACATAAGAACCATTATCTATATGTGGTCCGTACATATTACCGTGACCATAATTTCTGGGACGGAATTGATTGTAGGAAAAATTTGCTACTTCTTTATCAGTTTCAAATCTCTCTTCATACAGTCCGATAGATTTTAATTTATCAAAAACTAAACGGGTGACTTCATCCCACAAATCATCTCTAACATAATCAGCAACTTTATCGCTGGTGTAATTAGGAGATGCAGAAACTCTAGCAGAGATACTATCAAAGGTTTCTTGTGGTAAAAAATTATCTATAAGTACAGCAGACTTAACAGACATCTTGGTCTTTTTAGATATTTATTATCTGGCATACTCATCAAGTTTATCCAAGACTCGATTGAGATACTGATGTGCCAAGAAAGTTATGCCCTCTGAGTATGATTCGTGATACAACTCATCTTTTAACTTAAGGACGTGGCACTTGATTTCATCCTTAGTCAGTTCATTTCTAGGCATATAAAAAAACCCTGTCCCGTATATAGGACAGAGTATAGCATTATTGAACTGGAACGTACGCTGGTGTTAGCATTCCACCACCTGGACCTTCATCATCGTCATCAACATTATCAGTCATGAATGCTGCCCAAAAAATAAACCCAGCGATTGCCATTGCTGAGAATACAAGCATCAGAATACACCAGGAATCAGTTGACCTGTGGTTGCGTATGCGCCGATTGCTGCGATGATGCCGAGCATTGCTGCCCAACCATTAATGCGTTCTGCTTTTTCGTTCATTGTTTTGCTCCTTGTTTTGTGAGATATGCTGCACCGCCTGCTGCGGCACCTACGATTGCGATTACTGCTAAGAATTCCATCAGAGATTTTCCTCTTGTTCGGTGAGAATAACACAATCACTTTTGGGGTATGCGACACAAGTCAGAACCCAACCTTCTTCAAGTTGATCATCGTCAAGGAAAGACTGTTCATCATTATCTACCGTTCCACTGATTACTTTACCAGCGCAAGAAGAACAAGCGCCAGCACGGCATGAATAAGGTAGATCGACTCCTGCCTCCTCTGCAGCATCTAGGATGTACTGATCTTCTTCACACTGAACAACGGATTCAGTGCCATCAGGAGATTGGAGAGTGATGTTGTAAGCCATGTTTTTGGTATAAAGTGATATTATAGTGGGTATTTATTACTACGTCAAGTAGTTCAAATACCGAAAAGTCCGAAGAAGAACAGACTACCAGTTGTGGCATAGGACACAAGTCCTGCAACCATACCCATCATAGCCCAGCGTCCATTTGCCTTCTCTGCTCTTTCCCAATTGGTCTCAAGAGCATCCTTAGGGTCAATGTACATACGGGGTTCGGTTGCCCACATATTCTGTTGCCCAAACTCGTTTGTTGTTACGGTCATAGTATTGTAAAGAACTATTACATTATTATATAGTAAATGTAAAGTTCTGTCAACACTATTTGTTTTCAAATCCTGGCGGAAGGGTACCTGAGTATGGGTCCAACTCAAAGATTCCCTTCCATGTATCAAGGTCCATCTGTGGTGAACTCTCTTTCCAGAAATCCCACAGAGCATCATGACTTGACTTGTGGAATACGTCCACATGAATATCATGAATAGAAGAACCCAACTCAATCTTATACAGAAAGAGTGGGCAGGCATATGTGAGACCAGAGTTGTAAACCAAGTCGTCCGCGACTGCTCGGGGTTTCACATTCTGATCGAGTTTATATTTTCCACCACCACGACAGTGTAAGTCAACCAATTTCTGTGCGTGGTGTCTGGTAATCAAATAGCAGGCAGTAGAGAAGTCATTCACAAACCTACGGTGCATCTTCAGATGAACCTGTGCTGGATTGATTACGGCAAGTTGAATCACATCATATGCATATGGTCTGGACCTGTAGAAGTCTGACCAGGTGAAGTTCCAATAGTTGACTGTGGAGATGTCACAATCATCTTCCATAATCAATGCACAAGGAGCATCAGAAGTATCAAGATAATGCTTGAGTGCTTTGAGATGAGAAGTAACACACCCCACCTCACCTGAGGTCAAACCCTTTGGGTAACATCCCTTGATAATATCACTCAGATCATCCTCTCTGCCATCATGTGCAGAGATTCTGGTGAAGTTTTCAATCTCAAACTCCTTGAATTGATTTTCAAGTGACTCTGCACGATTTGGTTCTCCATCAAGATTGATGTAATAAATGGGTGGCAACCCAGCAAACTTGTCCATCATTCAAAAAAATCAGTATCCTTCAGTGCTTTATCATCTATGTAGAAGTCGCCAGCAGGCTTACCAAGATACAACTCATGGTACTTGACATTCCACTTCTTCAACTGTTCAAGAGTAACCTTGTACCATCTATCATAGGAACATTTAACTGAGCCAGAAAACATACCCATACCTCTGGCGGTAAGGAAGACAATCTTGTTGCCTTCATCATAGAGTTTGTTAATCTGGGCAATCCGATCAGGGAAGGGTTCAGACCCTTCATACTCCCCAACTTCTTTTTGAGAACAGATAGTTCCATCGATATCAATCACATAGGTTTTACTCATCATCCTTAGTGAAACCAAAGGTCTCACGCTCAATGTCATCGTGATTGAACTCTGCCCAATACAGTTCGAATGCTAGACCATCTTCCAGTGCTTCGAACTGGTGATAGTATCCAGGTTCAACAGCATTGAAATCACCAGGACCCAGGATGGTTTCATCAACCAGACCCTGACAATGACGCCAGTTACGAATCAACAGTTTGCCAGAGACAACATAGAAACCGTTCCACTTAAACTTGTGCTTGTGCTTGGAGCACACACCACCTTTCTTAAAGTCAATACGGTGAAATTCCAGTGCATGATTTGCACATACTAGTTCGGTTTTACCCCACACTTTTCCTTGTTTCATTTTACTAATAGGAGATTACAAATTTGGTTTGTTGCATTAAGGCTTTGCAAGCACTCTTTGGTATAAACACTCTTATTATAGTCGGCAAAGAGCGTATAGTCAAGACCATTGAGCAGGCAGTCCACATAGGTGCTTGACGGATGGACAGTATAGTATTCAGAAGCCAGTGAGAACAACTGAGATCTGCTGACCTGATTGCGTCTCAACCAGTCTGTGTCTACCACCACCACGTTCTGGCGTCTGGCAATGTTCAGAAACTTGGGATGAACATTAGGTCTCTCCACAGCAGGGTGCCTTACTATAAAGTATACACCATCGCCAGAGCACAGTTCATCAATCTTATCCCAGGTCTCTTCCTTCCAGTCTTCATTGTATATCTTCCTAATAATCTTATCGTCCTGTGAGTTCTCAATATCAAAGAACGATGTCATAAAGAACATCTTACTATTCTCTATCTGCTCAATCTCTTCATAGAAGTGGTCAGGCACACCGACAGGAATAAACTTCTCTCTAGGTGTTGATACATTATCCAAGATGTATTCATCCTTTACCCAAGTCAGAACATTATCAGCACTGAAGTCATACTCTGGGAACCTGGTGATACCTTCCTGCGATACACCGTGTTGTAATGCGAATGTCTCACAAGGAACTCTGTTGCACAAATCATACTCAAACTTATGCCACTGAATGCTTGTACCAGTAGTTACAAGAAGACAATTTGCCTGCTTGGCAAATGATTCAAAATTCTGTGTATCAGACAGGTCCATCACCATCAAGGTCTTATAGATACCTTGTAACTGAATGAGTTTATAGTACAGACTATCGTTTGTTATTTCGCTGAGATTGCAGTATAATAGAACGATAGACCTCTTACAAAGGTTCTCAATCAGAGGAATCAAAAATCTTAAATGATTCCTTGATGTAGAACATAAAATTATTTTTTTCATGAAATGATAAGGATTTTCATTGGATATGACAAAAGAGAAAGAGCAGCAACATCGCTACTAATTGATTCTCTTAATAAGTATTCTACTTCTCCACTATCTATCACGCTAATAAAGAGAGAACATCTGGATGGTATTCTAACACGTCCAAGAGGACCATTAGATTCAACAGACTTTTCGACCTCAAGGTTTCTAACCCCATACTTATCTGAGTATAAAGGCTGGTCAATCTTTATGGACTGTGATATGCTGTTCCAAGATGATATCACAAAATTATGGAACCTGCAAGATGACCAGTATGATGTGATGGTTGTCAAGCACCAATACATTCCAAAGTCACAGAAGAAGTTTGATGGAGAAACACAAACTCCATACACCATGAAGAACTGGTCTTCACTTATGATGTTCAACAACAGCAAGTGTAAGCAGTTGTCATTAGACTATGTTAATACAGCACATGGTCTTGACCTTCACCAGTTTAAATGGACTGACAGTGTAGGAGAACTTCCTAAGACTTGGAACTGGTTAGCAGACGAATACGAATTCAAAGAGGATGTATCAAACATTCACTTTACCCTTGGAGGTCCTTGGTTCCACGACGGAATAGGATCTTATAATAAATCAGACTACGAAAACATTTGGATCAAATATCATGAAGACTGCACTAGTTATTCCTGTACGCCTTGATAGTTCAAGGTTGCCACGTAAAGCCCTGAAACATATTGATGGTAAGACTGTCATTCAGAGAGTGGCAGACCGTTGCCTGGAAACTCACATTCCCACATATGTTGTCACTGATAGTCTTGAGATTCGTGACCAACTGAAAGGTCCTAATGTAATCTTCCAAGACAAGAAAGCAGAGTCTGGCACTGAGCGTATTGTAAATGCTCTTGACCAGATTGATGCAGACAATATCATCAACGTTCAGGGAGACCAACCATTCATCTCACCCAAGGCAATCCTTGAGATGTATGAGTTCATGATGAAGCACCCACTTCATAATATTGTGACTCCTGTTGCCAAGCACAACCCAACTAAGAACACTGACCCATCAAAGTGTAAGGTTGTCCTGAGCACCAGTGGTAGAGCAATCTATTTCAGTAGAAGTCCTATCCCATACAATGCTGTTGATATGTGGGGACACTTAGGAATCTATGGTTACAAGAAATCATTCCTAAAAGACTACTACAAACTAAAAGTTTCCCCACTTGAAAAAGTAGAGAAACTTGAGCAACTTAGGTTTATTGATAATGATGTGCCTATCCAAACTTATAAGACAGAGCACTCAATCTTTTCTATCGATACTCCCTTAGACTTGCAGAATGCGATTAAGCATGTTAGGGAACTGGTCTAAGGGAATCTGACATTCCTTATCTGACAAAGCAGTTTCAGGATTGGGGTGCACCTCCATGAAGAGGGCATCAGCACCCCATATAAGAGCACTCTTCGCTAGGGGTTCAACATACTGTCTCTCTCCGCCAGTGGTACTTCCACACCCACCAGGGAGTTGTGTGGAGTGTGTTGCATCAAAGCATACCTTACCATACTGTTTCATGATAGGGATAGAACGGAAGTCAACAACCAGATTGTTGTATCCAAATGATGTCCCACGCTCACACAGATAGAAGTCTTCGCAACCAAAGTCTTTCAGTTTATCAGCAATATTCTTAGTATCATTAGGAGCAAGGAACTGTCCTTTCTTCACATTCAACAGCAGTCCAGTCTCAGCAGCAGCACGAAGAAGTGGTGTCTGTCTACACAGGAATGCTGGGATTTGTAGTGCGTCCACATAGGGTGCAATCTCTTTTACCTGCCAGGTCTCATGCACATCAGTGATGATCTTAAATCCTTCTGCACGCAGGTCAGTAAAGACTTCCTTGGCATAGTCAAGCCCATGTCCCATGAAGCTGGTGGAACTTGACCTGTTCTCTTTAGCAAAGGAAGTCTTGAAGTAATAGTCAATACCATCAGGGACAATCAGTGATGCCCAAGATACTGTCTCTTTAATTTTGTTTGCTACCTCAAAGCAGATGTCTCTAGATTCAAGTGAGCAAGGTCCTGCAAATAATCTCATGGTTTAATAAAGTCAACGTGTAGGTGTTTAAATTCATGGTCGTTACGTGCTAGTAGTCTAACATCAGTGAACCCATGTGCCTCTACTAGTTCTTTTAATTTTGGATAATCGTAACCTGCCTTGTGCAAGTCCCAAGAACTTTCATCTGCTTCTCTCTGCCATCCCCAGAAGCCTGCTCTCATGTGGTCTTTCTGTTTGTCATTGAGTTTATCCCAGTTCAACCACTGCCAGATATGCATGTTCATATTGGGTACAAGCATCTCCACTCTACCACCCTTCTGCATAATTTTATACCAAGAGTCGAGAGTTCTCTTTGCCTGGTCATGTGTCAGGTGCTCAAAGAAATGTCTTGAAAAGATTTCAGTGACACAGTTCTCATCAACATGCTGGTCAATCTCCCAAGCAGCACAGACGATTGTGTCATCATTCATCTTACGAATATCTACCTGACGGAAATCAGGTCTCTTGGGATTCTCCCCACCACCAAATTCAATTTTCATAATACCTCACTTCTTAAACATTACAAACCCGTGTCTCTTGATGAATGGTTTTGCCATTGAAGAGATACTCTTAATTGTTTCAGTCACCTCTGGTGAATACTCAAACCCATAGTTATCAAACACATCAATCCAATACTCAAGTGGTTGGCAGTTGACGTGGTGATGACCAGGTGTTCCAGGAGGTGCAGCAGTAGCAATGACCATCTTGTCTGCTAACTGAAATGCCTTCATAAAGTTATCAAGATACTCCTCATCAACGTGCTCAAGGAACTCAACAGACCAAGCACAATCAAAGGTTCTATCAATAGTAGGTACACCTTCAGAGAAGTCATGAAGCAGAGTGTTTTGTTCTGGGATGACAGTGAAGTCTCCATCAACACCAAACCAATCAATATCTCTTGCCTCACATACGCCAGACATACCACCAGGTCCACATCCAATATCAATGATTGATTTGATGTCATACTCATACTTGATGAAGTTTATGATTGCATCATCAGTATGTGTCTTGCTTGAGTGACCACCAAGATGGTCCTTACCATATTGGGTTGCGATTACATTCTCAACTTCATAACGTTGAGTCTCCTCATTCCAAATCTTGGGAGGTTGGTTTGCAGATTGTGTCATAGTTCAGGTACGAATAAGAAATCACCATCAGTGATCTCGGGAATCTTTGTGGCTTCCATTGCCTCAGTCATATTGTTTACTTGCTCTAACCCCCGTGCTTTATAGTTATAGAAACAATCATAACCCATATCAAAGAAAAACTCAAATGTAGTTTCTACTGGATACTTATTAAACTTCTCATACACCTCAACCATACAGACTGGTCGATTGGTAATGATGGTTTGAGTTGCACCTTTCAGTACATCCAACTCATTACCTTCAACATCAACCTTCATGAAGCCGACATTATCAAAACCCATACTGTCCACGGTGACAGTATCAACTGTAATCTTCTGACCACCTACCAGGTTTTGGAAACCAGAGTTTGATAGTCTCTTATCATCAACATAGAAATCAGACTCACCAATGAAGTTGCAGACTGCCTTGTTGTAGGTAGTTACATTATCATGGCGTTGTTTAATCTTTTCTAGTTGTTGATAGACAGGTGGAACTGCTTCAAAGGAATATACATGCTTAGAGTTATCAGCAAAGAAACTACTATACATTCCAGTGGCAGCACCAATATCAAGAGTGTTCTTTTCTTTACTCAAGTATTTCTTTGTCTGTCCCAACATGAATTCTTTGACGTGCAAGTCAAGAATGTTTTGTTTGAACACTCTCTTTTGAAGAGCGGTCTGAGATAATTGCAATGTCATTTCATCAATACCTGTAATGCTATACGATTTTTACTATTACATATGCCACCTTTATGTATGCCTGCTGGATCAAAGACACATACGTTACCCATAGACCTTGTGAACATAGTCTGTTCATTCAAAATCTTATCCTGTTCAGGTGTTCCGTCCAGTAATAGTCTACCAAAATTATGTGATACTCTCAAGAACTTTGGAAACTGAAAGACTTTCTTTCTTGATTCTGGGTCACAACAATAACTAGCAGTTGTTATTGCTCTACCAAAGATATCCTGAACACTGTCATAGACCCATCGATTTGATTTCTCTACGTAGCAGAATGGTCCAGTGTCTTCATCAACATCATTCAGATAAACCATTGCCTTCATCACATCTTCTTTAGGGTCGATGTGAGTGTTGGTCGTCTTGGTAACCGTATCACAATCATAAAGGAACTGTTTCCAGTTCTGGTCTGTTGGTGTAGCAATGTGGAGAACCACGTTTGCCACTCTCAACATCCTGCCACCTTTATTATACTTACTGGCAGCACTGATAATACCTGCTTGCTTGAATAGATGTTGAACCTTTGCCTTGAATGAATCATCAAGCTGCTGAAATCTATCAAACCTACCTGGTGGTGGTCGCCAATCAGGATTACTTAATAGTTTATCTGCAATAGGTTTTGTAGATTTTACCAGATCATCGACATCCAAGTCAAGGTATGAGATACCGTTCTCATACAATCCATCATACACTTCATTAGATTGTATTTCCATATCTCTTCTACCACTCCTGAATGAAGAGTAGAAGTTGAACATATGTTCTAACTTAGAAAACAACTTATCATCATTATGTTTGACAAGACTTCTGTAAGCATTTCTAAAAGATGATAAGTCTCTTGAATGAATTGACTTTCTGATAATATCAACACCATCTACATCAGAAGGGTTTCTATATTCATCTGCTACATCAGGAAAGTCTGCTATGTCTGGAAAGGTAAACCCATGATCAAAGATAGGATTATCAAACCTCATAATTAAACCTCTGACATAGACTCTGCTCTGAAATATTTACTAACCTATTCAACTGGTCTTGATTCATACTGTCCTTCAGTGTTGATGGTTTCTTTGTGATATGATTTGAACCAATGATAGAATTATCTTTCCTCATACTATCTTCATCAAACGTCTCACCATTCTTCTTAAGAATATCAATAAGGTCTTCTACCAAGTTTTCCATTCTACCAAACTGAACATCAGGATACTTATCGGTATAATGTTTATAGTAATCATACACATAGTCAGTCCCATTTAAGATATTCTCCACAAACTTATTGTAATCAGGATTGCCACACTCTTTCTCAAGTCTAATATAATCTTGCCAGTTCCATTGTTGTCCCCGACGATTTGCTTTTACTTTTGATCTGTGCTTCCAAAGACTGTGCGCAAAGGTGGCAGGATGTCTGATAAAAGCAAAGACTTGTTTATTTGTATCTGGAGTGTTATGTGCATCATAAACACGATCCCCAACAATAGAATATTCTTTAACATATTTACAAATTAAATCTGAGACCTTCCTCCCACCACACTTTGGAATGTGGACAAACATAGAGTTCTTAAGTTCAATAGCCATAATTCACAAGTAATCTTTGATGGGGGTATCCACTATCTAGTTCCTCTCTATTCCACTGACAATAGGCACAATCATATAACCACTGGTCCCTTGAGAACTCACAATTAATATTCTTTTCGGCAAGGATATCTAATGAATGGTAACTGACTGGCCAGGAGAATGATGACTTGTCCATAGAGATGGCAGGTATACCTTCACATACTGCCTCTTGTAATCCATTACTAGAGAAAGCAACAACTGCTCTGGCATTCTTCAGGTCTTCTTCAAAGTCCTTACCACCGTGAGAAGGATTGACATCATCGTGCTTTACTAAACCACTGACGATAATCTTGTTTGGAACATTGATATTCCTCAAGAAATTAACATCAAACTTTTTAATGAAGCAAGGGTGCAGTCGGAGAACAATGTCCTCTTGAGTGTGTCTTGAAATCTCTTTGACTACAGATTCAATCCAGGCATCATAAGAACCTTTCAAGTTATTGAGACTGGTATCAGATGGGTTCTGCAAAAGTATCAGAACATAGTCACCAGTGTTCTTCCAAGGTTTGATTTCAATACCACACTTCTCTTGAATAGCAAGCCACCTATCTGATGGTGAGTTTTGATTATTGAACATACCCTTATCATAGGTATAAGAGTTACGTCCCAGTCTGTAGTATGCCTTACTAGGGTCTTTGATATCTACACCCTTCCTGAACACTGCCTGTTCCATAACCAGATAAGGTTTCTTTGAGTTGCGAACCCAAGTGTAGATAGGGTTCAAGTCAAGTGCCTTTCTAGTTCCTTGAATATTAGTCTGAATGTAAGCATCAATATCTAAACCATCATGTATCTGACTCCATTGCATCATCTTATAGTCAGGATGATTGGGCAGATAGAATGATGATTGAAGTTTAAAGATTTCTCTGATTGCTACAATATTCATTTCAATAATTCAGGACTGTTCTGTTGGAATTTTCTATTGCCTTTCCTGTGGTCAACATAGGGTGATAGAACAGGACACCTAGCCATCACGTGTCTATGATAGCACAAGTCTAGATTATCACCGGGACCATGAAGTCTTTCTGTTCTGTTGGGATACTGTCTGACAGTTTCATCAAAGGCAATACAATCAACCTGACTTCTCATCTTGTAGATTGCATCAGTATCATATGCACCAATGTAAGACTCAAAGAAGTTCTGAACTAAATCATTCTCACAGTTGAATGCAATGAATCCAGTCTCTGTATAGTAACTTGGTCTGGGGTAGTATGAGAAATCACAGTCACCTATGAACTCATCATACCAATCTTCTGGGATTTGTTTCCTGAAGATACAGTCAGAGTCAATGTAGAACATTTTCTTACCAAGATCCTTAGCACCATACTGTGCATATACCTTGTAGCAGAATCTAACGGCATCATTCATATATGATGTTACCTTTCTGCCTTTGTTCCTGTCGATGAACTTCTTGATCCTTGGAACCTCATTGAAGAGATTATAGTAATAGATGTTATCGTGCTGTGGATAGATTGATGTATCGTCTTCTTCTACAAAGCATACTAGTGGTACAGTTTGCTTGGTCTCAATGTATGTGTTAATCAGATTCTTAGCATACTCATCATACAACCTTTTATTAAAAGTCGTCAGAAAAAAGGTATCCATCAATAAATTCTCCAGTCTTTTCTTTCAGAAAACATTTGTTCTACCAAACGTTTCTCAGTCTCAAAATCATGCGGACTTGTTGTTCTATCTATGTGTAGTTCAGGGCGAGGCATTTGAATCTTGGTCTTCATAAAATCAAAACCAAACAGGTTCAACTTACACTCAATCTCTCTGAAAATCATATAGATGATAACGAATCCCTGTGATGGCATCTTCTTCATCTCTGGTTTGTGTATGTTCCATACATCATTCCAGTTGTAGATATCACCCTTGATAAGGCAAGACTCAATCTCACTCTTATTATTACCACCCTCTAGCACATAGTAAAAGAACTTACTAGTCCTGAGGTAATCACTGATAACTTTATCACCCACAAACCTGTTGTTCATCCAGACAACATTGGTCTTAGTCCCGTGCCGTTTGAAATCAACAGGATATCCACGATTGATTCTCATGACCACATCAGAAGAATCAATCAGTTCACCTTGCTCTTTCTCTAGGAGACTCTGAGCATTACCTACCAAAGAAATAGTTTTACCACTGAGATAGGTAAACAATTCCTTTGCATCTTCATGTGTGATTACTCTTTTCATGAATGCTTCTTAGCACAGTATTGGATTTCTTTCTCCATCTTATCTGCATAGTCTGTACTATTGTAAGTCTGCATAGAGATTTGACCTTCATGAACCCTATTGGTTACCAAGTCATCATGCAAGAAGATTGGTTGTCCGTGAGTCTTCTCCATACGATAATACATTTCACAATCCATCATCATGGATACGTTCTCATCAAACCGTTCAGTGACTTTATCTCTCTTGAAAGCCATGACTGATGGAGAACTGATAGAGTTGACACCTTTCAGGAACTCATTATTCCAAGTAGGCATCAGAGTCCAGTAGAAGTCACGACCATCAGACCTGGTGTGATTACATCCACAGACTAACCAGTCGTTCTCAACATTGGTAAGGCAACCATAGATTTTCTCCAGTGCTTCATCATCATAGAAGAAGTCATCCTGGAACATAATCTTGACGACTTCACCAGTGCACAAGTCAATGGCAGCATTGGTATTAGCAGGACCATTACCACGATTCTCTGTGTTACGAACATGCTTGATGTTCATACCCTTCCTTTCATAATGCTTGACAACATTCTTGATGTCGTTGTTCTCGCTGTGGTCAGAGACAATCACCTCATAGTCAGTCAGAGTTTGAATCTCAATGGTGCGAATCAGGTCATCAAGAAACTCTACACCACGACCATTATTCTCCCAGGTGGGAATTGCAATCGATACTTTAGTCATAATTTACTTTGTTTGTAGGTAAGGATCAGTGTCCTGTTGTTTGTTTCTAGTATTTTCTAAATCATATTTACACATCTCTTCCACCAATTCAGTGAAAGTATAGTTGTGCTTCCACCCCAGTTTTTCTTTTGCCTTTGTGCAATCACCCACCAGAGTTTCTACCTCAGCAGGTCGGTAGAATTCAGGATTGATTTTGACTAGAACATTACCTGTGATTTTATCTTTGGCAACTTCATTCAATCCCTCACCAGACCATTCTACATCAAGTCCCATGTAATTGAGACAAGCATTTACAAACTGCCTTACAGTGTGTTGCTGACCTGTTGCGATAACAAAGTCTTCTGGTTCATCGTGCTGAAGCATCAACCACATTGCTTCTACATAATCTTTTGCGTGTCCCCAGTCTCTCTTGGCATCAAGGTTACCAAGTTCCAGTGGTTCTGTCCTCACACCGTTCCTGATTTCAGCAAGTGTCTTTGTAATCTTACGTGTTACAAATGTCTCACCTCTACGTGGTGATTCATGGTTGAACAGAATACCATTGCAGGCAAACATACCATATGACTCACGATAGTTCTTGGTGATCCAGTGAGCATACAACTTTGATACACCATAGGGTGAGCGTGGATAAAAAGGTGTGTCTTCTCTCTGTGGTATTGACTGCACCTTACCAAACATCTCTGACGTTGCTGCCTGATAGAATTTGGTCTTCTTCTCTCTACCCAGCAGTTTGATTGCCTCAAGAATGCGTAGAGTTCCTAGACCATTGGCGTCAGCAGTGTAGAGTGAGTTAGAGAATGATACTTTAACGTGACTCTGTGCTGCCAGGTTGTATATCTCATCTGGTTGAATCTCTTTCATCAACTCAACAAGACAAGCATAGTCCGTCATATCACCATAGTGTAATGTGATAGTCGGTAGTCTGAGTAGATGATTGATTCTGTCCGTACCATCTGATGATGAGTTTCTACGAATCAATCCATGAACTTCATAGTTCTTTGCCAGTAGAAACTCAGCAAGATAAGAACCATCCTGTCCTGTTATACCTGTAATAAGTGCTCTCTTCATAATACTTTCCACCTCTTTGGATATAGATCTTTTGTATTCTTATCTTGATTGTTGGGACCAAACCAAGTCTTAGGACAAATCACCCGCTTCTCAGGGTTATCACAGAGCCATGCTCCCCACCAAGAGAATGTAGAGTTGGCAATAATAAAGTCAGAACACTTAGACATCAGATACATGTCATGATATGCACCGTTGTTCTGTGAAATAATAAACCTATCATCAGAGAATAGTTCTTGTCTGTCTGCCCAGTCAGGATCATCAGTGAAGATAATAACTTCTCTTGTATGATGAAACTCTTTCAGTGCTCTCTCATAATATTCAAGTGAAAGATTATGGTGATTAGCAGAGTTGATTAAGAAATCACCACGACGAATGTGAAGTGCAATAGGGTCATTGAAAAGAGCATCAATAATATCTTCACACTCATCTCTAATCTGCTTCTTGAATGTGAAGTCTTTCCTTATCTCATCAGAGATATGTTTGAAATACTTTTCTGACTGAAAGAATCCAAAGATAGAAACATCATCTGGACACTCTTTCACAAACTCTTTGCTGTATTCAAAGTGTGGTTCTTGTAGATACCTATCCTCAGGCACGTTAAGTAACCCAGTCTTTACATCAATATCAAATGGATTGAACAGTTCTGTCCTCAACTTATTACCAAGAGCATCAACATATACATCATGTGTAGGAATCATGTATTCGTATCCGTGCTTAGTAGCAATGCCTTTCAGTGCGGCATACTGAAACATCTGGTTGCCTAGTTGACCCAGACGACCAAGATGATTAAACGCTAGCATCCGTGTTCTCCAGTTTAATCTGTGCTTGAATCCACTTGTAAGTTCTACGGATACCTTCTTCCAGTGGTTGTGAATAATCCCAACCCAACTTCTCACGAATCAAATCGTTGTTAGAGTTACGACCACGCACACCAAGAGGTCCTTCAATATGATTCTTTTCTACTTTCTTACCAGATACCTTAGCCGTGATATCAACCAGTTCATTGATAGATACCATCTCTTCTGAACCAATATTCACAGGTCCAGTGAAGTCAGATTGCACCAGTCGATAGGTTGCTTCTACACACTCATCAACAAACAAGAAAGAACGTGTCTGCTCACCGTCACCCCAGACATCAATGGTGCCACCTTCATTAGGAAGTTTTGCTACCTTACGGCACATTGCTGCTGGTGCTTTCTCTTTACCACCATCCCAGGTTCCTTCTGGTCCAAAGATATTATGATAGCGTGCAATACGAACAGGCACACCATAGTTACGGTGGTATGCTAGGTAAAGTCTTTCAGAGAACAGTTTCTCCCAACCATATTCTGAGTCAGGATTTGCTGGGTATGCAGTATCCTCACGGCAGTCAGGTGTATCAGGGTCAAGTTGATTGTGCTCTGGATACATGCACGCAGAAGATGAGAAGAAAATCTTAGGTTTATAGTCTTTGATGTTCCTAAGAATATTCAGATTGATAGTTGCAGAATTGTTCATCACGTCTGCATCGTGGTCACCAGTAAAGATATAACCTGCTCCACCCATATCAGCAGCAAACTGATAGATCTCATCAAATTGAATATTAGTTACTTCATCACAGAAAACTTGGTCAGTGAGGTCACCTCTCATGAACTCATCTGCCTCAGACATAGAAAAGTCTGGATACTTTACATCAGCACCTCTTACCCAGTATCCTTCAGACTTAAGTTTCTTAACCATATGTGACCCAATAAAACCACCAGCACCACATACAAGTGCTTTCTTAGTATATTGTCCCATTAAAATAATTCAGTTCACTGTATATATTATACAAAAAAAGGAGGTTACTGTCAAGCAACCTCCATCATAGTATTCAGGCTCGCCACTTGTTCTTTATCTGGAAACAAGAAACCAGGGGGTCAATCCCGACCAGTGCTGTTAGAGTCCGTCCGTGACTGATAGTAGTTCTTGCTGACATCTTTGACGTAGCAAGGACCACCATCGGGGTCAAGCCATACAGTGTAGTCATGGTCTTCCATAGCAGTCAAGATTTGCATCTGATTGTCACAGAGATACATGTCTTTGTATCGCTTGGTGAATGAATTCATCTTCTGAATCCGATAGTCTGGTTGTCCATTTTCCAGGACACCAGACTCAACATAACGATAGGGAAACCGTTCCATAAGAACAGT